ACAATTTGTAAAATAATGTAATTTTTTTTAGGTGTATGAGCCACTAACAAAGAAGATGATATTAATTCCCTCAAATCATTACATATAATTACATTAATGATATTAATCCTTTACATTTTGTCCGATATCCTTATAATTAATAATTAGAGGTAATAAATATGAATAAAACAAAATACTTAATTACTGATGCTTGGAACGGCGAGGGATATTCTGATTCTGATATAGAAATATTAGAGGTTGAAAACTATCCTGGTGGAACACCCAAACAAGAAAAATTAAAAAAGAAATTAATAAATAGAATTACTAATTTAAATAACCTCAAATCAATAGAAATTACAGATAACTCTGTTACATATCAAATTGATAATGATTGCCAAGATGCGGGAACTTATCACTTTGAGCCACTTACAGAAGATATTATAGCAGTAGCTATATTTCCAAATATTTGTGGACATGAAGTAATAAGAGATATTGAAACGCTTGAAAAATATAAAACTTTAGTCCGTAAAGGTATGATTGAAGATGATTACCTGGATGAAGATAATATATTTGGTTATTGCTCTCATTCTGTAATTGATGATGATTTAGATTTAATTTTACGCGAGGTATAAATATGAATAAAACAGAAATAATAGAAGTATCTATATTTGATTATGGGTATGGTGGTATTTACTTTTATAAAATAGAAGTAGAACAAAAGTGGGATATTGAAGATGCGGTTTATAATTTAATGGAATTAAAAAACCACGATTCAAATAGTTGTTATTGGTCAACTATGTGCATGAACGATATTGTAAATGAAACACATAAAACAATTACTTATCAAGAATTAAAAGCTATGGAGGATAAGTAATGTCTAAACCAACTCACATCAGCGAATATGTAGATAAACACATTAACCGTATTAGAAGAGATAATAAACTTAAAGCATTACAAGATAAATACGGTAAAGATGTAAATGCTAGGCAACTTACTGAACAAGAACTAAAAGACTGGATAAATTTATTTAACAAAAAAAGAGGTAATAATGAAAACAATAACTAAAGAATATACAGTTTATGATTATGAAGATTTAAAAAAAGATGATGAACTATGCGACGAAATATATCAAAAATTTTGGATTGATAATGGAGATAACATCAATCCTTGGGCAGATGAAAATTTAAAGAGTTTTAAATTATTTGCCGATACTTTAAACATGAATTTTAACTATTTACTATCTAATGGAGAATACCAGGATAGAGGTTGTTATATCAAATTAGATACTTCTGATTATCATTATATTGCACCTAACAATAGAGCAAAACATATATCTTTACTACTCAAAGGTTATACGGGTAATGGATATTGTTTCTGTGTTGATCTAAAAACTTATGCAGATAAATTAATAGCTGAATGGCATAAAGACTATTCAATAGATGACTTTGCACAAGATATACAAAATAGAATGTTTGAAATGTGGTTTAAAGATAATCAAGACTACTTTTCTAAAGAATCATTTTTAGATTATGTTGAATCAAATGAATATGAATTTGATGAAAACGGTAATTTATTTTAATAAAAAGCGAGGTAATTAACTATGGCACATATACACATTATAGAGGGTCAAAATGGAGATATGATTGATAGAAAAGTCTATTGTTCAGATAGCTGTAATACTTACGATAATCAAGATAATTATCAAGGGTGGAATGGTTGTCATGAAATATCTTTTAGTCAGTCATGCGATAGAAAAGGTTGTAGCAATACTATTAAAGGTATAGAGGATTTTAAGGACTAACTATGGCAAATATCAAACAACAATTATTAAACCGTGCTAAGGATAGGTTTATTAAAGACCAGGTAGAAGATAGTTTTACAGATCATAAGTTTATAGCAAATGTTTTATTTGATTATTTTGCAAAAGATGTAGCCAAAATGGACACAAATGAATTTAAAGATTATCTTGATTATGAACTTGGCTATGATGAAGAACTTATAGAAAGTTATTTTGAGGACTAATTATGGAAAAACCAACAATATATCAAAGACTAGCAGTTGAGGACATTATTGTTCCAAAAAGCATGAAAATTTCATCTGTTTGGGCAATAACTGAAGACGGAAACCAAATTGAACTAGATTGTGAGCACGTATGCTATGAAGATGATAATTCTAATGAATTAAACGAAGGGAGAAAATGATGACTAAACCAGTATATCCAAACCCAATACCAAAACATTTAAGACACTTATCTGAGTGGAGATTAAGAGCTTTATTTTATATTTTTAGATCACGATAGGAGGTGTGATATGGACGGTAAACAAGAAGAAGAGTTTGTAATTAAAGTTTCAGGAACTTTTCATGTTATGGATTATTCAAAAGAGGGAGCAATAGAATATATTAAAAATACTTTAGATAATCGTATCAAAGATTTAAGTATAAAGGAGGTAGCTAATGGCTAACATACGTAGAGAAGAACAAAACCCATACGCATATCAATTAATGTGTTTTATGGATTTACTAACTTCTATAAATGAAGAACTTTATGAAAAATGGTTAGATAAAAAAGATATTCAATGTAGCGAAGATTTATTTTGTGAACTTGGAATATTAATAGAGAAATGTGAAAAGTTTGATACGCCTACAATAGATTGTGCAAGGTATGAAGTGTGGGAAGAATTCATAAAATGTGAATTGATGTTTGGAAATCAAAATAATAACATCTATAAAAACTATAAAAGATTTAAAGAGGAGGTATCTAATGTCTGATAAATTAAGTGAATATTATTGTGAATATTGCCTTGAACAATATGTAGAAGAATTTGACGGCGAATATACATTAATTCAAATTAATTTAAGACCTTACGATTTATTTTGTTGTACTGGTTGTGTAGAGGCACATATACACGATATTGAAAATGGAGAATGGAGTCATCATGACGGAGGATTAGAAAATTATTACAAAGATGAAATTAAAAATGATTGGAAAAATTTTCCTTATAGCGTAGTGTCGGCAGACAATCTGAAAATTATAAAACATGGTAATTTTCCAATGAATTGGGGATATACAAAAGTATGGAATGAAGAAACTAATAAATATGAGGAAGTGTCAGATGATATTTAAAATAACTTATTATGATGAAATAGAAGCTGAAACAGAAGATAAAGCTTATAAAATATTACGAAAGCAATTAGCATCTGATGTTAAATTTGGAGATATTAGTTGTTTTGAATTTGAAGAAGTAATAGAGGGAGTGTCAGATGACAACGATTGAAATTACATACTACACAACACTTGCAATAGTATTGATTGCTACAATTTATTTAACAGATCAAAATTTTAGGAGGTAATAAAAATATGGAAAAAAGGTGGAAAATACTTAGAGAAGAAAAGAGTATGAAAGAGTCTAGTGTATTTAACTGGCAAGATGATAATTGGACATCAATAGATACCGAAGAGGGAGAAGTATGGGATATGAACTTATACAAAGATGATATAACAAACGAAAATAAAATTGTTTTTTACCCTACATTCGTAAATGAAAAGGGTGTTAGAGAAGTTGATACATCTGGTTATAACGCAAAAACTTTTAAAGTCGAGGAGATAAAAGATGAGTAAACTTAAAATTTACAAAGACGAAATAAAAAATATTAGTTTAAGCAATTATGTAAAAGAACTAGAAAAGTTTTTTAATGTATTTAGCGAGGAACTTGAACAAAAAAATAGGACTTGGCAATTTGGTTGTTATTGGACAGATGAAGAACTTGCAAAACACATTAAAGAAAACCGTTGGGATCAGCCTGGAGAATGGTTAGAAGAATACCGAGATAAAAAAGGAAAACTTACTGAAACATTTTTTGAAGATGTCAATGAAGAAGGAGATTTTAAGTGTTGTGACAAGTGTAATAAATGGGGTGAGATAAGCATGAATCATTACTTCGATCAAGATTTTTATTGTGATATGTGTGTAGTTAATGACATACAGGAAGATCAACACAAAGTAGATTTTAATAATTATGATTACGATTTTGAGTATTCAAAAAATTGGGAAAAAAATATAGATGAACTTATTGATTATCTACAAGAATTTAAAAAAACAGAAAGAAAGAAAAAAATTGAAAGTGATGCAGAATTTTATGAGTTTATGTCTAATCAATATGGTAATAAATGGTCTAAATTCTCGGAAAATAATGAATAAACCACAATACCGTATCAAACTTGTATCCTGGGACGAAGTATCAGCTTACTTTGATCCAAACCTAGATCCACACTCTAAGTTTGGATTTTTGGTCTATAAACCAGGCTCAAAAGACTATGATCAAGCCTTTTGGTATAATAATAACAAAGAAAGGTGGATAGGATTATCTAAATATGTTGCACAATTACCGTAAAGCACATACTATGTGGATTAGGCACTTCTTTCTATATTTTTTCATAATTCTCTCCTCCAACTATATATTTGATTGGAGTGCCTTATGTTTTTAAGTTATTTAGGTTGGTTTTTGCTATTTTGTTTCTTGATTTGGAGTTGGTTCTTTGAAAAGCCTACTAGCTGAATGATCATCATACACTTTACCCTCTGACTTTTCTTTTTGTTCTAATTCTTTTTGTTTTACTAGCTGTTTAGCCATAGCACCACCTAATAACTGCTCTAGCCTACCTTCTACCTCTTCTCTACTCATTTGGTCTATTTTACCGAACAAGACTTCTTTTCTATCAACTATGAGGCCACCAACTCTTAGTAAAGAGTTTTGTGCCGATATAGCCGCATTAAATGAACCTGCCGCTAGAGCTTTATCTCTTATGTCATACAAGTCCTGGACTGCCCTATCGTAGTTAAGTTCATACTTTTTCTTAACTTCATTAGTTAAAAAGTTATATTCTTTTCTTACTATCTCATTCTTAAATACATTTACTGCAGCTTGTCTTGGATCTTTATAACCAGCTTTACTTGCACACTCTACTAAAGATAGTCTTGGATTGTTTACAGCTATCCATACAAAGTTTCTTTGTCTTCTGGTAAGTTTATTATCTAGGTTGGCAAATTCGACAGGAACGTCTTTTTCATCAGATATGATTGGTTCGTATTCTAGTTTATGTTTCTTGAATCCCATATTTAGCAAATTAGGGTGTTTTGCTTATTTTAATACTACACTACCCCACATTACCCTAATATGTATTGAGAGGATAGTTTAGAGATCTATACTTTGTCAAGAATTATTTTAAAAATATATATAGATTTCTTTATTGCCTATGACAAAAATGCCAAAAATAAAATATTCGTCAAAAGCCCATTCTTATCATGTTTTTGACCGTCATTAGTGTCTTGACATAAATTGACAATAATAAAAAAGGGAGCATTACACTCCCTTTCTTTGTTCTCAAGGTTTGTTATCCCCACTGTTCTGCCATAGCTTTGGCAATACCTGGGAAGAAAGTACTTCTTATTTTCCAACGATCTGGGCCAGGAGGACAATGATGTATGTCATTCCTGGCTGTAGATCCGTCTAAAGTACCTGTAGGCTCTAAAATTGGTAAATTCTTTAACCATAAACAGGTTGCTTTAGAAACATTATCCTGACCTTCTGGATCATCTCCAAATTGCCAGGGTTGAATCTTCTGATCGTAATGCTTGTAGTTTTTAATCCTTTTCTTTGCATATTTGTGCATGATCGGATTTTCAACTGCAATTTTGGGTATGTCACTATTCCAAAGGTCTTGAAATAAGTTTGTACCCTCTCTTAAATCCCTTACCATATCTCTGACTGTTTTTCCTGGAGGTGGTTTCTTAAGCCACCTAACTCCAGAATTACACAATCTGGTACAGGGAGGGTGTGCTACCATAAGCATGTCCCAATTTTCCATTTTCAAAACATTTCTAACATCATCTTGTATGTGTCTGTTAGATCCGTCATCACTTGGAAGAATGTCACAAGACCAGGTATCATGCCCTTTGTCTAAGAAAGCATTTCTTACAATCCCTGAGAACTCACATGCGATTAAAATCTTCATGTTTGTACTCCATATTTTTATTTTTAAGAACAAACTAGCTCTAGGCTAGAATCCCATTATAACATACTTTTTACAATTTGTAAAGTCCTGGTTTTTCGGGGGTTTAAGAGTGGGCGATAAAAACTGAACAATTAGAGGATATTCTTATCGCCCTTACAGTAAGCTATGTTTGGTCGTGATCTTACTGTAAAACTAAACATTATCAAATAATACTATAAATAAAGCTGGTATTACCATAATTGCTACAAAGAACCAAAAAAAGAATTGTAGGCTTTCAATCAACATTATCGCTTTCCCAACTTCCTATTTCTTCTAATAATGTTTCTGGTTCAACCATTTCATTTCTTTGAACGCACTCTTCTAAATAGTCCTTAATCATTTGCAAGATGTTCATATTAGACTTTCCTGGCTATTATCTTCATCATAAAACATAATTAAATCTCCTTGTGGATCTAAACAATCCATACCAACATTATCTTTATAATGTTTTTTATAAGATTCTAGTAATGAATTAGATTTTTTGTTCTCGTAGTCGTCAATAGCTTGTTCATAAGATAGCCTTGACATCATATATAAATCGCCTGTTCTACTCATATTAACTCCATATTATTATGTAATTAATTAATTTTACAGAATGTATTGTAAAATGTCTAGACTTTGTTATACTTAAACAATATTTTGACGGAGGTAATAATGTCAATAGATACAAACAGTATGGTTAGTGCTATTTTAGACACTACAGTAAACAATATTCAAGAACAACAAAAGCAAGACGCAATTAACTACCAGGTTCATCAACTAAAGGTATGTATAACTGATTTACTTGCAGAAGTTGAAAAAATTGAAAAAACAATAAACCGTATTACAAATAAAAAGGATATATCATGATAGATAACCCACCATTACCAGATTCACTAAAAAGTCATCAGCATGTAGCTATTGGCGATACTATATATTTTCCAGGTATGGATAATGCATATTATCATCAATCACCAGGCGTGTCTTCATCTACCTTAAGGAGGTTTAGACAATCGCAGTTACATGCTATGCAAGAGGTGGTAGAGCCTACACCTGCTATGCAGTTTGGTTCTGCCGCCCACTCTCTTATAGTAGAGGGTGAGAACGCATTTAATAACGAGGTCGCAGTTATATCTGGATCTCCGTACACAAATGCAAACAAACAACTAAAACGTGATTACGAAAATAGAGGTATGTTAGTAATCACACAAGAAAAAAGGGACATTTTGTTTCAGATGAAGGACAACCTTATTGAAGAAGCAAGAAAGTTCCTTGACGTTGATCAGGGCGAGTATCCTGGAGTTTTTACCAAGCCATACGAAAACTCCTTGTACTGGTGGGAGCAAGATGTACTCCTCAAGCTAAGGTCTGATGTTATCAGACACCCAGTAGTGCAACCGTATTCAGATGAATCTATTGTAGTTATTGATTATAAAACTACAAGTGATTGCTCCGTATCTGGATTTACTCGCTCTATCAGACGTTATCAGTATGATTTACAGGCCGCTTTTTATAGGAGAGGTTATCAGAAAGCTGGTTTTAAAGTAGAAGACTTCTTGTTTGTTGCACAAGAATCAAAGCATCCCTTTGCAACAAAAATATTCAAAATGAATGATGAGGATATGGATAGGGGGTGGGAACAACTAGAGAAAACGCTTGGAGATTATAAGGCCGTTAGGGACGGGGAAAGACCTACGATCTATAATACTCCAAGCATAGTTGAGGTTATGTTGGGTTATGAGTTTGAGTAAGGAGAAATAAAATGACTAAAAAAACATATACAGTAGTTATTGAGCTTGAGGTACCAAAAGAACTTGATAGATATGGTATATCAAGTCTTGGGGCTCCGATAGAAGTAAATGAATATGTTAAGAAAAAAATAAATGAAAGATTACAAAATAATAATTTAAAATGGCGATATGCTATGGAGGGAAGAAATGACAGATAACGTAAACCACCCCCCACATTACAAAAAAGGCTCTATTGAGTGTATAGACGCAATAGAATCAGCTTTAACTTTTGAACAGTTTATTGGATACTGCAAAGCGGCAGCTATTAAGTATATTTGGAGAGCAGATCATAAAGATGCAAATATCCAAGATCTTGATAAGGCTATCTGGTATCTTACTAGGGCTCGTAACAAGTTGGAGGACAGATAATGGATATCAGTTTTTATGCCGTACTAGGTATTTTATTGCTAATGTTTTATGCGTATATGGAGAACAAATGAACTTAAAAGAAAAAAGAAAAGAATTAGAAAAACATATTAAATATATCGAAATGGTTTTGAGAGAAAAAAAAGATGAACTGTTTTGCTTAAATGTTGAGATAAAACAACAAAAAGAAAAAGGGGCATAAAGCCCCTTAGTTTTATCCTAGATCAGGAGGTACTGCCGCGGGGGGTGGCGACATACCGCCAGAATCAGCAGGTAAATAACGTAATACCTTATTCTTACTACCAGTCCTTTCATTTCCCTCATTATCAGTCCAGTTGTTTTCTACTTCTTTTAAAGTAAGTGTTAAATCTTTGCCTACATAATCCTGTGCAGAGCTTGGTGGTTGTTTTACAAAACCTACGGCTTTACTAAGTCTAGTAAATATATCTGTAGATATTTGTTTTATATCCTCTCTAGGATCCCACAAGTTATACCACTCGTTATGATCTCTGTAATTACCGCCTGCTATTTGAAAAGTCATCTTTAAAGTCCAATTACCTTGTTGTGATTTATACTTTTCAGCAGCAATAATTTTTGCTGGATGATCGCCTGAAGGAGCCACACCTGGCCCCATAGGCTTATCATCTGTTTCTACGTACACTACGTCATCAAAATCAGACATTACCAATCTCCTTTACATTATCTGTATTTTTAGCTACGGCTGTAAACCCTAGCTTTTCTATTAATGCAGTAAGATCAGGCACTTCAAAAGCTTCTAACTTACCACTCCTATCCTTTGCAACGTAGCCTTGGCCAACTCTGGTTTGTAACCACCTAGCTTGAACTGCGTTACCCTCTGCGTCTGTATCATCTATAACTCTTAGAGCTAAGACTTCATCAAAGAAATAAGTAATAGATTGACCTAATTTAGTACCAACCATTTTTGGTTCGTGCATAAATATACCGTCACTATTTACTTTTTCTTCTTTGCAAATAAACATGACATGCATTTGTAAATCTCTAAATGCTCGCATGACATTTGTTACAGACTCTTGTACTTCTCCGTAAGCTTTACGTGGATCTTTGTGTCTAGCTTTTTCTTGTTGAAGTAATAATTCACTTATCTCTGAAATAGAATCTAAGCAAACTGTATCGTATTGCAACTGACCTGTATTTAATAGATCATATAGTTGCATTAGTTCTGATGCTTCTTTTACTTCTATCGCATCTACGTTTGTAGCATCTTTAATAGAAAGCAACCCAGCTTCAGCACTTATTACAAGCACCTTTCCTGGTGCTGTTTTTGCAAGGCTTGTTTTACCTGCACCAGCCATACCGTATACTAAAACTTTAGCACCTTGGTTTTGCACTAGCTTTTCAGGTGTGACAATCCTGCTTGTTAAATCGTTACTCATATATACCTCCTTTGATAAAAATATGTAACTTGCATATTATATACTATAATACTACAATGTGTAAAATATTATTTTTGCAAACTGTAAGGAGGGTAAATGGAAAATGCAATAGAAGATTTTGTTTGGATTGCTAACTATTATCATAGAGTAAATTCAATATCCAGACAAGAGCTAAGGAGATTAGAAGAAATGGGTATAGAACCAAAATACAAAGACAGAAAGGTTGAAAAGATAACCCTATCTTCTTACATACAGTTTTTAGGTAAACAAAAAGCAGCAAATGACTGGGGTGTTTCTGAACACACTATAGAAGCCTGGAGATACGGTCACAGGCAACCGTCTATAAGACAAGCTAAAAGGATCATAAAATTAACAGAAGGTCGATTAGATTTTGAAGGTATTTATGGCGAAATAGCAGAGTTACTGACAGAAGATTAATTCAACATGTTTGATTTTAATCTGTCTGAAGATGAGGCAGCGATAGATATTGCTTTGGCTTTTTATGATGAAGGCTACAATGTAGTTCCTTTACAAAGATCCAATAAGAAACCACCACCTTTCTTAAAAGGTTGGGAACAATATAAAAACGAAAGGCCTTGTCGTACAACCGTACAAAATTGGTTTGAAGGCCAAGATAATTTAGTAGTAGCTTTAGTTTGTGGTCAGTTTATTGTTGTAGATGCAGATTCGCCAGAGGCTATGACTTGGGTTGAAGATAATTTACCAACTTGTCCTTATAAAGTTAGAACTGGTAAGGGCATGCACTATTATTATAACAACCCAGAAAACTATACAACTTTTGCTACAAGAAGAACTAACGAAACTCCAGTTGAAAGATTAATTGATTTAAGGGGTGTAGGTGGACTTATAATTGCTCCTTACAACCGTCATGCGAACGGTCAAATATATAAGCCTATACCCCTGCCTGGTTGGGATATATATGATCATAAAGACTTGCCTGATTTTACAGAAAAAGAATTTGAAAAGATTACAGGTGTACCCAAACAAGATAGTGTGCGTAAGACTGCACCTTTCTCTTTAGCAGGTGTAAACGAAGGATCACGTAATGATAATGCAGCTCGTATAGCTGGATACTTAATCTCTAAAAATGTAAACCTAGACTTTGTAAAAATATTCTTACATAACTGGAACAAAGAAAACTCGCCACCATTACCGCAACAAGAAGTTGAATCTGTAGTTGATAATGTTAAAAAGACACATGACAGAAAGAACCAGCTTGCACCTTTGTTTGTGCAAACCAAAGAAGACGTTACACCGCCTAAAGATTTATTTAATCCACCAGGTTTACTTAAAGATATGTATGAGTATGCAGAGGATATAGCACAAGTATCACAACCAGAATTATCTCTCGTAGGTGCCTTAGCTCTAGCTAGTGTTACATGCGGCAGGATCTTCAAAACCAACATGAATAACTTTTCTAGTATGTATTTTATGTGTATCGCAAAGTCAGGACAGGGCAAGGAAAACATAAAAACCTTTGTAGAAGCAGTTTTAAACGCCTCTGAGCACGATAAATTAGTAGTAGGGGACGGATATACCTCTAGTGGTGCTGTGCACTCTGTACTAAAGATGAGGCCTACACACGTAACTATTATGGATGAGTTTGGCAAAAGATTAGAAAGCATTAGTCAAGCTGGTAATACCAATAAAGAAGACGGCATACAAACCCTTATGGAAGCTTGGGGTAGATGTCACGGTATATTAAGGCCAGATAACTACTCTTTAATGGGTATACAAGTAGAAGATATTAAAGAAAAGATTATGAACCGTGTTACACATAAACCTGCAATAACTATGGTTGGTTTGTCTGTTCCTAAAAACTTTTACAAGGCACTAAACTCTGGACGTATAGCTGACGGCTTTCTAAATAGATTTATGGTAATAGAATCCAAAGAACCTAGACGTGTATCTAATCTTAAAAAGATTAAGAAGCCGCCACTAACTATAGTCAACTGGGTAAACTATATTAGAAGAGATAGAGGTGGTTTGTCACAACCTATGGTAAACAACTCTGAATGTAACCTTGATCAAGAGGTATTAAGCTTTGATGCAGACTCAGAGCAGTTACTACAAGAGTTTGCTAGTGAGATAGTGCAAAGACAAGATATATTAGAAAAAGATGGCCTAGAGCCTCTCCTAAGCCGTTCTAAGGAAAAAGCTATGCGATTAGCTCTGATATGTGCTTTAGCATCAAATGCACAAACCGCAACGATTACAGCAGATGTTACCAAGTGGGCAATAGATTACGTTAGGTATTACGATATGCTTTTTATCGAGGCCTGTAGAGATAAAGTAGCAAGTTCTGCAACTGAGGCCAAAATTAAGCAAGTATTGTCTTATATAAGGTCTAGAGAGAGCGAGGGCATATCTAAAAGAGAGGTTGACCGTCATGAACTATTTAGAAGCATGAAGTCGCATGAGGTTAAAGAGATTATAGAAAGACTTAAAAACGCTGGAGAAATCCAGGAAATAGATATAAAAGTAGGGGGCAAAGGTAGACCAACAAAAAGGTTTGTCGCTGTTGATCCTACATTCTTTGAAGAATGAATTTAACGATAATACCCCTAACAATTAAAGATGCTAATTTATTTGTGGAAAATTTTCATAGGCACAACAAGCCCGTGCATGGTGCAAAATTTGCAGTAGGTGCTTCACATAAAGATGAATTAGTAGGCGTGGCTATTGTAGGTAGGCCTGTAGCTAGAAGACTTGATGATGGGTTCACAGCAGAAGCGGTAAGAGTATGTGTAAATGAAAGGGCACCAAAGAATACAAATTCTTTTCTGTATGGAAGGATATGGAGAATATGGCAACAAATGGGCGGCATAAGAATGATTACTTATACTTTGCAAGAAGAATCTGGATCTAGTTTAAGAGGTGCAGGATATAAAATTATTGGTGAAACTGGAGGTTGGAAAGAAGGAAAAGGGTGGACTACAAGACCTGGTAGAGAGTGGCAACCAGTTACAGGACAATTAAAATTTAAATGGGAAAAAAAATAGGAGGTAATTATGTTTAAAACACCAAGTTTTGAAACAATACAAGATAAGAAAAGAGAAGACAGAGTAGCGGGCTTTTTAGAAGGCCTTTGGCAAGTAAGCTGTCATAAACTACCAGTTAGTTATGGTATAGATTATTGGATAGAATCAGCCGATAAATGGTACTGGTGTGAGATCAAATGCCGTAGTTTTGCTAGTGATAAGTATGATACATTTATATTATCTGCAAACAAACTGCGTAAAGGTGCTTCGTTTAGCCAACTAACTGGTCATCCTTTTATTACCGTTTACGGTATGACAGACGGTATCTGGATGCACGAATGGATGCCAGATTATGTCTACGATATACGTATGAATATTAATCCTACACCTAATTATGATGAGGATAACGAACCATACATACATATACCAAAAGAACATTTAACCTGTTTATCAGATGTGCCGTTAGGTTTTGATAGGGATGAGATAGGACTTATATAACGGGTCTTCTAAATAGACGTTCAGCAAATTCTATTCTGTCTTCATTTTGTTGGATTTGCCTTTGTATTTCTGGGGGCAGTGGAGATATTTGTGGTAATGAAATACTAACTTGAGGTGCATTAAATTGCATTGTACTTTGTTGTCCTAATAATTCTCTTGTATCGATTGTAGGTACGTTTTCTTCAATTATTTTTTCTGTTGTTGTACCAACTTGTTCAATACCTTCAGCAATACCTCTTACTCCTACTTGTTCTAAAGCGTCTGTGGTTGCTTCTATTAATTGCCTAATGGATCCTTTGTCTGTTTTAGTAAATAATTTTATAAAAGGTGAACCTAATAAAGTTTTGACTACAAATAAACCTGCTATTGTAGATAAAGATGCTAGGGGTGCAAAAGCAATACCAGCTGCAATACCAGCAGCAACTAAAGAACCAGGAAAATTACCTCTTCCTACTTCACCTTTTGTTAAAATATCAACCGTATTTGCAAAGTTTTTTAAATCTGTAACAAATTCTTTTCCAAACATAGCCTCTAATGTTTCTGGGCTATATTTTGATATTGCAGTGTTCAAATTGCCAACTTTAAAAATGTCAGTAATAGGTGTTTTACCTGTGTAATCAAAATCAATTGCATCTTCTAAAAGTTTACCCAAACTAGCATCTTGTATTTTAACAAACTCTTCGTCACCCATAATTTGTTTCAGCCTAATTATGTTTTCACTATTTTTTGGCCTAAATATAGTATCAACTATTTCATCAGGCGTTTTATTCGGTAAGTCAGATAAATTACGATTTGCTAAAAAGTCAGCCTCTTTTGCTGATGCTCTAGCCTGTTCGTTTAAAGCTCTTATAAATGCCTCACCCTTTGGTGTTGTTGATAATCCAATATCTTTTCCAATAAAAATATCAGATAAATCTTTAAGTTGACCAGGTTTTAATTTTGGTGAAATTTTTACTAATTGATTTATAGTATCTCTCACCAGCTTGCCATTAGATATACCATTTTTATCTCTGAATAAAACGTCAAGTTTTCCAGGATGATCTGCTTCAAATCTCTGTATATATTTAGCAAAAGCTGTGTAATCTATAGTGTCAGTAACAGGGTCAGTTGCATTATCAAAAGCACTTTTAAACAACCTTTGTAAAGTTTGAGATTTTGCTCTTTCAAAATTATTTGCTAATGTAGGTTTATCAGACTTAATTAAATAATCATCATAGTCTTTTAATGCCTTATAAAAATCTTCTAATTGTCTAGTTGATCCTTTGTAAATTAATTCTTTAAAAATAACATCTGCATCATAGGAACCTTTGCCTCTTGCTGCTCTTGTAATTAAGTTTATAGTTGCGTTGTCAAAAGGTTGATTTAATTTATAATTTAATTCATCTGCCTCTCTAAGTGCTTTTGTAGCACGATTAATTTTACCTATATTTTCAGTTGATATTGAATCTTTAAATAAAACAGGTAATCCTTTTTCTTGCCTTGCCGCCTCATTTTTTATTATTTGATTACCCTTTAAACCTAAAACAGTAAATATACTATCGGCATTTTCAGGGTTCTCTTTTAAAAAATTTGGGTTTTTAGCTGCATGTAAATCATAATCATCTAATAATCTAGTCAATTTAAAAAACAAATCTGTTTCTTTTGATTCTCTTGCAAATGCTAAATATTGATTTAATTCTCTTTTTAACTCAAGAACTCTTGTTAGCTTACCATATGGTTTTTCACCAGGTAATATTGGTCCAGTTTCTTTTACTAAATTACGAAAACCCTCCTGTGCATTTAAAATGTTTTGTAAATTTACATCTGTGTTAGGTTGTCCTAATTTTGCGGTGTCTTTACCAATCCTGTTTAGAAAAAAACTTATAGCACGTATACCTCTTTGTTGATATTGACTAATAACTCTATCAACTGCACCTTGAACTGCCTCGTTATTGTTTAAATCAAAAAATAATTCATCTACTTTATCGTATTCTTTTCCAACCACTCTATTAACAGCACCTTTAGCTTCTCCTAATGTTTCTAATACAGATTCACCATATTCTCTAACTGGTAAAGCATTTTTGTATGGTGCAATACCAAGATAACTATTAGTTAGATCTTCAACAAGCTCTTGAGTAATTTTTACTGCTTTTGCGGTATCTGTTTCTAAAGTTTTTTTAGCAACATTAATTGTATCGGTTACAACATCTTTAGTGGCATCATCTATATAAGAATTTAATGAACTACCTCTTTCTCTAAATGCAGCTGTCATCTCATCAAATAGTTGTGTTAAGTAAGGTATGTTACTTTTATCTCTGCTAATGCCAAGAACAGCTTCAGCTATTTGTTGTGATCTTCCTGGTATTAAAGCACCTATTGTTTGAAAAGAAGATATAAATTTGTTATCCAAAACTTTTACTTTACCTGCTTTGATAGCGTCTAAAATTTGTTTTTCGCTAGCTTCTTTACCTAAAGATATATCTAATTTTTGTATATCTAAAACATCTCTACCTTTATTTGCTTGAAAATTTAATCTTAAATTTGATAAGGGTTCTTTAGCACCAAATGTAGTTCTCCATAAAGCACCACCTAACAAACTTAAACCCTCTCCTGCTACACCTAAACCAGCTTCTTTTCCAAGAAGTCCAGCCAATTCTTGTTTATCTTGTAATTGAAAACCTTGTAAAGCATCAGCTACTTCTTCAACACCTTTACCTCCCGCAGAGCCACCAGCAGCAGCTAATACTTGTGCAGCTTTTTGTCTACCGCCTGTTAAAGACTTTATAGCTTTAAAAACACGTCCTTGTGGCAAAAGTGCTCCAACAGATCCTAAAACAGGACCAGCAATTCCAATAAAATCAGCAAGATCACCTCTTTCAAATGGATTAGTGCTATCAATTATGGTGTTTAACTCTATAGTAGTACCATCTGTTAAAGTCTTTGTTTGAACAGGTAATCCCCTTTCTCGTAATCCTTTTGGTGTAAGAGCTATTTGACCATCTGTAGTTTTGATAAATCCAGACGAGCCTACTTGATTACGTAAAATTGATTCCTTTTCATCTATAGTTTCTGCTCTACCTAACAATCTTCTAATCTGTAAATCATCAACACCTGTATCGTAATCAAAATATAATTCATCATATATTGGACTTACTACACCTTTAGCTATTTGAGCTTTTATAATTTTTCTTGCATCACTTGGATTGTTGGCCTCAACATCTTGAAACACACCAGGCGTTATTTCTACTTCATACAAAGGCATTAATTAACTCCTGCCTCATCTAAAGCGTCATCTTTTAAAGTTAATCTAGTTTTTTCCTGAGTTTTTTTTGTATTTCCACTAATTAAATTTTGATCAACAATTACTGGTGGTATAACACCATATTGTTTGAAAAACTCAAGATCGTTGTAAATTTGTGTAAGTCTTGAATTTTGTTCGATGTTCAGAGTGGTTAATCGTCTGCCTAATATATCTTGTATTTCTTTTGTCGATTTAAAAATACCTTTACCTAATTCAATATCAGCTAATAAATCTCTAGCTAATTGTATATCTCTATCGGAGAGTCTTCCTTGACTCTGACCCAAAAGATCGCCTGGTTGTGAACTTGCTATTTCTTTTAAAATATTAGCTGCAAATGTTTTTGGATCAGGCATAGCATCTGGATTAAAAGCTGAAAAACCTTTATATAAAATTTCTTCTGCAAATGCTAATGCACCCGTAATATTTTCTTTAGAGGCTATTTGCAAAACATTTGATAATAAAGAAATGGTATTTTGTCCTCTTTCATAGTCTTTATAGGTTGTTTGATAACCTACTTTTCTGTCTTCAATATAATTTGCGGTTGGTCTTTCTTTTTTACCTGCTTCAACTTGTGCTAATTCCAAAGCTAGTTCCTCTGCTGCTCTTTCTTCAGCCGCTTTTGCAGCTCCTTGAGCAAGTCCAAGGCCAATTTGTCCAGTTTCAACGAGTGATGCCCCAACATTTCTTAAAAATCTGTCGAAGTTTGGGCTACCAAATAAATCACTAACTTTTGGTTTTCTTTCTTCTTGTTTTAAAACAAAACCGTCTTTAGTAAATACATAAGTATTTCCATCTATTACTTTTTCATCTCCAATTTGAGGAGAATCATCAGAAGTCTTTTTTTCTTCGGGATCTTTCAAAATTACTGGATCTTCAGTTTCTTCAATTTCTTTTTTTTCTGCTATTTTTAGTGCATCAATATCTGCTTGAAGTGTAGCTGCATCTCCTTCAGCCAAACCAACATCTAGAGCTTGAACACCCTCACCCCCATATATTAAAGATTGAGCTGGCTTCAGAGTAAAAGGTATTCCTGGTGCTGGAATAGTATTTACCTGACCTGGGCCAACCATACTTGGTGGTTGTACTATTCTTTGTGTACCAACTGGTTTTCTTTTAAGAGGATTTAAAAGTTCTCCTAGTTGTTTAAGTTTGCTTATATTTTGTTTTGCTTTAATACCTTTTCTACCAGCACGCAAAGATTTTAAACCTAATCCTGCTGCAGTTCCAACACCAGTCAAAGTTAATGCACCTGATAAATAATCTAAAGGATCAGTTGGATCAAAAATTACTCTTGATCTTTCTGTTGCTATTTTTGTAGTAATCTCGTCTTCTAAATCTTGTATACTTTTTCCTGTAGGATCAATACCAGCATCTAAAAATTTTTGTATTACATTAGGATCTGTAATTTCCATATTTAAGTTCCTGCTGGTTTGTTAGCTGCATAAGCATTGAAAGCAGCTCCTAATCCTAATGCGGTTGGATCGGCTGGCAGCCTATACTGCGAATCTATACGTGTTTGGCCAGCTTGGAACTGTGGTAATAGTTGACCAGTAAGTTGTAATGCTTGTAACGGTCTACCTTGTTGATCTAATTGTTGCTGGAACAATCTAGATAAACCAGTTTCTTCTATATCTCTACCAGTTTGTCCAAAGCCAACTAAACTTGATCTATCTGCTGCACGTAAATCTGCTAACTGAGTGCCTACTTGTCCTAAGCCTGTAGCAGCTGTTTGTTCTGCTTGTCTTTGTTGTGCAAAAGTGGATAAAGCATCTCTTTGTGCTTGATCAAACCCTGTTTGTCTAATGCCACCTAGGGCTTCAGTTAAGCCTCTACCAAGAGCTCTCTGCCTTTCTGCAGCACTAAGTCTAGCTCTTGAACCAAAAGCTGATAAACCGCCTTTTTGTATATCTCTAGCTCTTTGGTCAATATCTCTTTTTTCACCTGCCTCTAAAACATCTTGTATGGTTTGCTGCACTACTTGGTCTTCAAAAGGGTTAAAAAATTGTTGTGTCATACTAGGATCAAACTGTCTTGTACTTCCTCTAATTAAATCTGCTCTCTCTCCTACAAAAGGCTCAGCCACACCAAGATCAGCTAAAGCTCTGTCTTGAGCTATTTGTTCTAATTCACTAAGACCTGCTGTTTGTTGTAGCGGTACATCACTACCAATAAGGTTAGCCGTAGCTTGCTGTAACTGATTGATGAAGCCAGGTTGATCTGCAGTACCAAAATACAAAGATCTCAACAGGGGATCGGTTAATATTTCTTGTGTATCTTGTTGTGCTAATACAGGATCAACTTGGCCTCTGACATCTTGCGGTATGGTTGTTACGGGGACTGCCCCCACATCACTTGCCACTGCAGCTGGCGTAGTAGGGGCAGGTTCAATAATTGGGTCTGGAGTTATAACAGATTCAGTAATAACAGGGGGGACAACTGGTGAAGTTGTTGGCGTAGTTGTACCTGTTCCTGTACGTGCTAAAAAGTCTGCAAATGATTCTTGTATTGGACTTTTTCTATATTCTGCAAACTCAGGTGGTGTTACACCAGCTGAACCAACAACAATATTGCCTAACTTATCTCGTAGTTCTGATGGTCTTACGCCTCGACCAAAGCCAAAATCTTCTAGTGGTATTGGTTTATTTCTTTGTAGTAACGATGCTCCACCAGCTACAGGAGGTCTTCTTGGTGGACCTAAACTACTTCTTTCTTTACCTAATGATCGCTTGTCTTCAAAATCTGTTCCGCCTGCACCACCTATTGATGGTGGTTTATCAAAACCAATTAAAT